CATCTAATATTATAGTTGTAGATGCGGGTGGGAACTACCCAGATAATTACAAAGATGTCAAGATTATCCATACTCCCATTTTGAATTGTAGTGAAGCACAGAATGTTGGAATACGAGCGAGTTCTGCTGATTGGTTTTTGATACTAGACTGTGACGTTTTATGTACTGGTTATTTTACAGAGTGGATACAAATGTTAGAGCAGGACGCTATCTATGGAAATGTATCCCACATGAATACTCATAAACTTTTCACTGGTCCTAATCAGTGGCTAGACGGCTGGATATACGCCATTCCCAGAGTAGTTTTTAGTGCTGTTGGATATTTTGACGAGAACTTTAAAGGTTCTGGATTTGAAGATGCCGATTACTGCTGGAGAGTTTACAAAGCTGGATATGATGTTAGACTTGCAGACCTTCCCTTTAAGCATTTAGCGGCTGGACAAAAAAGAAATATCACCAGCAACTATAGTAAAACTAGACTACAGAATGTAGAATATTTAAAGAAGAAATGGAAACTATAGTAGTATATACAGGAGGAACCTTTGACCTGTTTCATACAGGACATGTAGAACTCTTAGAATACTGTGCCATGTTAGGTACAGATGTAGTTGTGTCATTAAACACAGATGATTTTATTAAAAGTTATAAAGGAAATACTCCAGTAATGGGATACGAGGAGAGAAAGGACATTCTTCTCGCTACTAGATATGTAGACGAAGTAGTTCCGAATCGTGGCGGAGATGATAGTAGACCGGCCATTTTAGAAGTACAGCCGGACATTATAGTAATAGGTATGGATTGGTTGGACAAAGACTACTGTGGGCAGATGGGCTTTACGTCTGATTGGTTATCAGAACACAGAATTATCTTGTGTTACGTTCCTAGAACAAGAGGAGTCTCAACCACAGAGCTTAAAAAGAGAACTAGATGAAAATAGCATCTGCTATTATGTGCTTCAATCGGCCACACTATTTCGAAAAGGTAATGAAATCTTTTGAAGATGCTGAGGAAGCAAGTGATATAGACTGGTATGTTTTTCACGATGGGCAATGTAATGAAATTTCAGGATTTTGTTATGCCACCGATGAAGAATTAAAGGGTGTCTCAGATATTTATGAGTCTTGCACATTACCAATAAAGCAAATTATAAAACAGCCCTATAACATTAGTCCCACACAACAACGTTATCAGGTTTTGTCACTATTAAAAAAAGACTATGAAACGGTGTTTTGTTTCGAAGATGATATGATTATTGGGAAGCATTATCTTAAACTTTTAAGATTGATGTCACAACAATTCCCAGACTTTTACGGACTCATGTACACTGTTCGAAATAAGAATAAAAACTTGAGGGCAATTACACGTGCACGTACAGCTAGACTCTGGGGGCATTATTTAACTCGCAGATGCTATAATAAAATAAAGAAGGACTATACTGAATGGTATGACTATATAAAAACTATAGATTACCACCAGAGAAAATTCAGTAAAGTAAATTTACCAGCAAGAACTCCGTGGATAAAGGATGATATAATAATTAATAGACTCTGTGAAAGACATGGAATAAGAAAATTAGAACCACATGTTTCCAGAGCTAAGTATATAGGCAAGGTAGGAATGATTACTTACTCTATTGATAAACATTGGAGAAAAAGAGGTCTCACCGGACAGGCCAGTAAAATCACCTACGCTAAAGACGCTAACGTAGACAAACTAGTGCTAAGATGAAAAAACAAGAGGACTTCAAAAACATTCACAAGGGGAAAAGGGCATTTATAGCTTGCAATGGACCCGGATTAAACGATATACCCATGGAACGGCTTGAGGGGGAGATAGTTTTTGGACTAAATAGAGGGTACTTGAAAGAGGGTTTGCCAATAACCTACCTAGTAGTAATGGTTCCCAGAGTAATAAGACAATGGGGAGATGAGATAATCGAAGTTCCTTGTGACACGTTGTTTACAAATCTTTTAGACGGAGGACACACCTGCAAAATAAACTTTGGCAACAAACAATTTTGCACAGACCTCCAAGGGAAAATACACAGGGGTAACACGGTCACATATCCTGCCATGCAACTTGCATTTGGCATGGGATTTGAGAAGGTATACTGCATAGGATTAGACCACAGCTTTAAGTATGATAACACAATTAGGGATGAGAGTCATCACAGAGCAGTAATAACACAGGGAGATGACCCCAATCATTTTAACCCTAATTATTTTGGAGATGGTGCCTCATGGTTACCATATTCTCCTAGTATAGTAGAGGCTAACTACAAATTAGCAAGGAAAGCCTATTTTGATAATGGTAGAGAATTATGGAATGTTAGTACAACTACAAAATTACCTGAAAAGGTAATACCAAGGAAGGATTTTAATGGACTATTCACCTAACAGGCTAAGAGTTTTTAAGGATTTGTTTGAAAATGAAAGAGCTTTTCTTATAGCGGGAGGCCCAAGCCTAAGAGACATAGACTTGTCTAAGTTAGAAGATGAGGTTATTTTCTCAGTAAGTCTTACCTATAAAGCAGACCTACCACACATGGATTTCCATTTCATAGGCGACAAAAATATTACACAACAGTATGCCGATGAAATTGCCAATATTCCGACATTTTTCTTGTTTGTATCGGACGGTATATATAACAGCGGCCTCATAAAAGAGCCAAAGAATCAACTTTTGTATTTCACTGGACATGCCAAACCTGGATTTTACGGACATGACGTCACTAAAAATATTTATGGAGGAGGGACTTCAACCTACTTGGGTATGCAGTTTGCCTTTTATATGGGCATTTCTAGCCTATATGTTGTGGGTCTGGACCATGAATGGCATTTCGAAAATACTAAAGGGACGGGGAAATTTCAAGGAGGGAAAGAACTTCTCACTACTGTTGGACGTGACATGCACACGAGGCCGAACACGCAACCCTGGCATTTGAGAAAAAATTTATTGAGATTTTAGAAACAGAAGAATATGACTTCTTTATAGATGTCGGAGCCGCGTGGGGGTATCATTCAATTCCAGCGGCAAATCATACAAAAAAGGTCTATGCCTTCGAGCCTAGTGAAGCCCGTTTAAAAATGTTGGATTTTAACGTAAAGCAACTGAAACTAGAGAATGTTTTTACTAGCAGTCGCGCAGTAGGAACTTCAAAATTGAACCTTTTCTCTGGAAGAAGTATGCTCGGACCTCCCACCAACATACGTAAAACAGCGGAAGATGTATGCTGGGTTCCCTTAGAAGTCATAGCAAAGCCACATCTATCTAGAGGACAAAGGGGCATTATCAAAATAGATGTAGAGGGAAATGAACTCGATGTTATAAAGAGTGCTGGAAATCTACAACTATATAAGAATTGTATATGGTTGATAGAACGACACTTAAAAAGAGATGACTTCGGGGAGATTATTTTAGGCTACGAAGAAGAAGCTTTGATTGATGTTATGACCCCATTTTTTGAGGGAGAGAGGGTGGGTAAACGGCTATGGACATCTCACTACGTATTTAGGGCATGAACATCTTTTTAGTCTCTCGTACTAGAACAGGCAGTTCTTGGCTGTGTAAATTGCTCCTAGAAATAACCGGTTATGACCACGCAAGACACTATGGACAACATTTAATAACTGGTTTAAATCCTGGTGATGGTAATAGGATGTTACGAAAAAGTCATGTAATAAACTTTAAAGGTGTGTGGAAAAAGTTTGAACCAGTAAACTATAAAACCGTTACCATTGTAAGAAACCCCAGGGATAGGTATTTATCACTTTGCAGACATGAGAAAATAAATCCTAATACTAATTTTGCACACTATAAAGTTCATGCCGGTTTAACAAAAGATGGGATGATTCCTTGGCATAGTACTGATGGAACAAGCCCCGATTATCCTCACTATGTTTGGACAACTTATGAATGGCTAATGGGAGACACGTTTGTAGAGCTTAGAAAAATCCTAGACTTTTTAGGAATGACTACTATACCGAGGGAGAAAATTCTGGACGCTATATCTATTTGGAATGATAAAAATGTATCTGTAGAACGAGATATGAAAAAATTCGGACACGCTAATATTACTATAGCAGAGAATAAATGGAAGGATAGTTTCACTCCGGATATGATAAAAAGTACTCAACCACAGTATGATGAATACATGGAAGCACTAGGGAAGGAGAGAGAATGAATTTAATAATTACGAGTGAGCACAGGGTAGGAAGTAGGTGGATGCACTATCTATTGGCAGACTTATATGGAATGATGGCGAGCCCTGAGATAGACGCTGATAAAATTATAGAGAAGAAAAAAGAAGTAGAAGCTTATTTTAGTAACAGAAGAATTGTAAAGTTTCATCACGCAGTTCCAGGAGATATTGTTGAGGCACTCCCAAATAGAAATTATTCTATTATAGGAATTGTAAGAAATCCTATGGACAGAGCAGTTTCATTAGCCTTTCATAATAGATACCATAATTAATAAAACCTCGGATAAAATTCCGTACATCTGGACGGCTTATGAGTGGATGCTTGAAAATATCGTAAGAGAGGTAGTGAATATAAATGCTTGGTTAGAAGTAGATGGGATTGGAGAAAGAGAAATTACTAACATATCAAAATCTCACTCCTTCGAAAGCAAAGCTAGTAGAAAACAAGGTAATGAAAAACGTGGCGACCTCTGGCGTAGAAAGGGGGTTGCTGGAGATTGGAAGAACTGGTTTGATGATGAGATGATAGAAGAAATAAAATCCACACAAGAAAAATATCAGGAGTTACTACTAAGAGAACATGGCAATTAGAGAAAAAGTACTAGAAGAAGATTGGGCACTTTATAATATTATTACGCATCCAGTACTATGCGGAGAGTTTTTAGAGACTCTAGAACAAGACCCCAGAGTGAAAACTCTTTGGGAATTTACATGGTATCAAAAAGAATTTATCTGTGATTTTGCTCACTATGTTTCTTTATGTTGTGCACGTTCTGTTGGAAAAACTGTAGCAATAACACATATTCTCGTATGGCTTTTAATAAACAAAGTCTATCCTGGAGATTATATTACTTATACCGTTCCAAATAAAGTACACCTAACACCTGTTTGGGATAATCTAGTTAGAAAATTCAGAGGAAATCCCATACTTAAACATTTTGTTCCAGTTGGAAAAGGCATCAATTCCTCAGACCACAATATAAGATTACTTACAGGAATGTCTCTAGACTGTCGAATAGCTGGTACTTCTGGCACAGGTGCTCCCGTTGTCGGTATGCACACTCCTTTTCAAGCACTAGATGAGGCTGGTTTTTATCCTTGGGGAACATGGATTGAGCTACAGCCCACACTAAACGCTTGGCAAAAAGGATATCGTCAGATAGTTTCAGGAGTTCCCACAGGACTTAGAGAAAATAACGTATTATATTACTCAGATGCCATAGACGATAATTATAACAGACATAGAATTTCGGCGCATCAAAATCCTCGATACGATGACGAGCAAGAAGAAAGAAATCTCGTAAAATATGGAGGACTTGATTCAGAAGATTATATACATCACGTCTTGGGAGGACACGGCTCCCCATCATTCTCGGTATTTGACCGAAGCCTAATGATGATAAAACAATATCCCGTACATAAAATTAAATTATCAGGATTAAAATATGAAACTCTTGAAGAAATCCTTACCTTTTTAGCGGCACTCCCGAAAATTACCACGCCACATGACTATACATTAGTGGGTGTAGACTTAGGTTATACAGAACCCACAGCAATTCATATTATGTATGCTAAAAACCAAGTCTTTTATTGGCACGCAAGGATTGAACTAACAAAAGTTCCGTACCCAATTCAAAAATCTGTGTTCGATTGGCTTGATACAAAGTTTGGTAGATTTGATATTATTGGAGTAGATGCTGGACATGCTGGAAAAAGTATTACTCAAGACTTGTTGCAAGCCGATATATATTTACACAAGGAATATGAAAAAAGACTTATTCCAGTAGAATTTTCATCCAGCATGGTTTTAGGAATAGATGCTGATGGTGAAGAAATCAAAACAAAGCTCAGGCCATTTTCAGTATCACTGACACAAGAGTTTTCAAACTCTCACAAGCTAATTTATTCTAGTACTGATATGGGACTAGTAACAGAGCTCGAAAGAATGACATATACAAAAACTCCTAGAGGAGACATTGTATACAAGACTCTTACTATGCGTGGAGGAGAAAAGGGAGCCGACCATCACACAGCCGCACTACTTTGTGCGATGGTAGCTCACTACACACTTCGCGACCAAAGAGTTTATAGACCGAAATCCAGAAGGCTCGCTAGACCTTCTTGGAGAACGGCAAACGCGAGGGTATAAAAATGACAGTGAAAGAAGCAACAGCGGTTACAGATTCTCCCGCTTTGGCCAAATCGAGTATGCAGTATAGCGTATCCTGGCCTTGGTATAGGGAAAATCTTACTGGTGGTGTATGGTCACCCTCAGACGTTGATAAGCTTGAATTTACAAACCATGACGATTGGGCAACAGTGGTTTCAGATTGTAGATATTATTACAAACGCGACCCCTTTGCATCAACAGTCATAAATAAAATAATTGACCTCGCTATCAACGATATAATTGTAAGACCTGGTGAGGCAAGAGACTCTGTAACAAACATTATTAAAGGAATTAAACATCCTCTTATGATGTTTCTTAGAGATGTATCTTTAGAATATCTAACATCCGGTCTTGTAATTCCTGAGGTCTCATTCACCGATGTAGGTAAAGAAGAACTACATGCATTAGGAATCAAAAGATTTTCTAACCTTCTACTCCCCACTGATATGTGGATTAGAGATGCATCAACATTTATTATTAAAGACCCTTTTATTGGTGGACACAAATCTTATTTCATGAAAATTACAGATGATATGAGAT